AGATTTATGGTTGCTGAGTACACTCTTGAGTCAAGAAATGAAAAAGCAAGTGGTTTAATCACAGATTTAACTACTTCATAATAAATCTAAAGTGGTGGGGGAATTATCCCCCATCATTCAATTAACAATTTTGTTTGGTCTTTGAAGTCAATGACGGAACGAAGCAAATAAATAGGATAAAAAAATGAGAACATTAAACGATTACTTTATTACATCTGCAATTCCAGATGTATCAACAGCTTCATCAACTTTTGTTTGTGTACCTGATGGTGGAAAAATTATTAAAATCATCACTCACAACAAAGCAACTACAACTGGCACAGCAGCTATTTCTTTTGAAATAGGTGGTGTTGCAGTAACTGGTGGTGCTATAAGTCATACTGCATCAGGATCTGCTGGTAGAGTAGCAACTGCTTCTCCAACAGCTTTAAATACTGTTGTTGAAGATGGTACTATTGAATGTATCACTAATGGTGGTTCAACAAATACTTCTAAAATGGAAATTACTTTCGTAATTAGAAGATAATAGTATATAACAATATTTGGGGGATCTTACCTAGCGGTACTTCCCCCTTAAAATTAGGAGAAAAAATATGAGTTTTAATTACGGACTAAGACCTACTACCCATCAAGGTAAAACAAGTGGTGGAACATCAGCACAATCTGCTGCATTTGGATCACAAACTGAATATGTAAGAATAGCATCAACTGCTGATGTTTATATTTTATTCGGTGCAAACCCAACTGCGGTTGCAACTGCTAATTCTTCAACTATTTTTATACCTGCTGACCAACCTGAAATTTTTAAAGTTTCACCTGGTGAGAAAGTAGCTTTTATAGGTACTGCTGAAGTTTCTATTACTGAAATGAGTGCTTAGTGGCTAAACAAAAGTTTACTCACTTTGTTCCAAGAGATCAGCCTAAAAAACGACCAGGTTGTCATAAAAAATCTCAGAACAAATCTGAATGTAGGCAAAAAAAATCAAAATAGATATAAAGGTCAAGGCAGATGAGAAAAGATACAGTTATTGATGGTTTAAAAAAAGAAACATTTTCCCTAGATGATATGGAAAATAAAATTGTTGTAAATGAAGAAGTTAATATAGATCCTCATTTAAAACATAATAAAATATTATTAAATCAAGATGATGGTTATTCTAAATCAAGAGATTTAAAAAGAGTAGCTAGTATTCCAACTTTAGCTTTAAGTGTATGGGCAAAAGAGTATAATGGTGATAGTAATTGGTTTGCACTTCCTAAAGAAGTTCAAAATAAAATATTAAAAACCAAACTAAATAGTAATGAGTTTCAATATTTTAAAACAGCAGAAGGTAAATTATAATGGCATTAGCAACTTACTCAGATTTAAAAACATCAATAGCAAATTGGTTAAACAGATCAGATTTAACAAATGAAATATCAGAAGATTTTATTGTTCTTGCAGAAGCTGATTTTAATTCTAAATTAAGAATTAGAAAAATGAATACCTCTGCATCTATTACAATAGATTCAGAAACAGAATCTATACCTTCAGATTTTTTACAAATAAGAGATTTTTTTATTACTGAAGGTGAAACTAAGTACCCTTTAAAATATATTACTCCAGCTCAAATGGATGAAATTAGAGGTTCATCTTCATCTGGAATGCCTTCAGCATATACTATACTTGGAGATAATTTTAGATTTGCACCTATTCCATCTTCATCATACACAGGCACATTAAATTATTATGCTAAGTTTCCATCTTTATCAGATTCAAATACTTCTAATTATATTTTAACAAGTCATCCTTCAATTTATTTATATGGTTCACTATATCATGCAGCTAATTTTTTAGGTGGAATTGAACCAAGACAAGTTCAACAATGGCAACAACAATATACTACTGCTCTTGAAAGATTAGAGAGAAATGACAGAGAAGATCAATATGGAAATGCACCTTTACAACAAAGAGGTGATGTAACTGTTTCAGGTGCGTTTAATGATGTATCTAGTGTTTTTACTAATAACAATGGTTAAAAAAAATGATAGCAATGAGTAAAGTTACCAATACGAAAATAGTAGAGGATATAGTTGTAATTGCAACAGAAGGATATCTTAATAAAGACTTAGGAGAAGAGATTCAAAATATTGCACAAAAGTATATTG